TATATTTATCGGTATTAAAAATGACTACAAATCCATTACAAAAGTATTTTAGACAACCAAAAATCTTTATTTCTTTGCCAAGTAAAGGTTTATTCTACAAAGAAGGTTCCTTTGCAGGTGATCACTCAAATGTTCCAATTTTTGCTATGACCGGAATGGATGAAATTTTAATGAAAACTCCGGATGCGTTGTTTAACGGCGAAGCTACAATCAAAACTATTGAAAGTTGTTGCTCATATATTAAAGATGCACATACAATTCCTAGTTTAGATATAGATGTCTTACTAACTGCAATTAGAATTGCTACATTCGGTGAAGAAATGTCTGTATCCCATACCTGTAGACATTGCGGCACTATAAACGACTACGACATTAATTTAACTAAAGTAATCGAGCACTATACTGAAAAAACATATAATAATCGAATGCAACTGAACAATGAAATCACCATTAATTTTAGACCGTTAAATTATCAAGAGTTAACTGATTTTAATTTAGAAAATTTTAAACTACAACGACTATTAGGCCAGTTGGCTTCAGTAACCGATGAAGAAAAACAGAAATATGTTGACGAAGTTTACGAAAAATTAGGACAAATTCAAGCACAGTTGTTTATTTCAAGTATTGAATCTGTTGAGATTCCCGATACTATAGTTTCGGATAAGGATCATATTCGAGAATGGTTAGCAAATTCTAATCGAAATGACTATGCATTAATAAAATCGCATTTAGAAAAAACAAAAGATGAGTGGGCTATGCCTAAGTTTAGTGTTAAATGCAATGAATGTGGAACTGAAACACAACTTGAAATAGGGATGGACCAGTCAAATTTTTTCGCATAAAGCTATTGTCAATCCCAAACTCTGACATAGCTGAATATCTTAAATCATTAGATAACGAAATTAAACAGATTAAAGATGAAATTTTTAGATTAAGTTGGTATATGAGAGGAGGAGTTTCAAGTGAAGCACTCTTTCATGTTTACTCGTACGAAGATCGTAAAATTATGAATGAGATCGTTAAAGAAAATATCGAAACTACAAAAAATTCAAGACTAGCATTAATTTAATCTAGTATGTTTAGTAGTTGTAATCTTTACCAGGTTTCTTAGGTATCCCGGAAGTAGGATCAGCTCTTCCTAATATATTTGCTCTGTTCTTAATATCTGCTAGTGTAGCGTTACCAACATCTTGGTAACCATCCTTGTCAGTTATGGCTACACGGTCAACATATAATATTTTTGGATTTTTGGGATCTCGTTGTACCGACATCGCAAGATCATGCTGATAACCTGTAGCAGTATCTCCGGGAGTTGGAGTAGGTGCAGTAATTTTAGTTTTTATCATATCAGGTGCAGTAACACCTAGTTTTTCTAAACCCTTGTTTAGTCCGTCTAATGCTATTTCTGCCGTAAGCCCTAGCGCATCTCTTATAATTTTTACCGGAATGTCTAACATCCCAAATGTTATGTACGATAAAAATTTTTGTGCTTCGGGTGAAGCAATAAATGCAGTCAACGCAGCTTTTTGTGCGGGACCACCTTCGATCAGTTTGGCAATCTTTTGTGTTACAGAAAATGGTAACGATGCTATAAACTTACCTGCTTCGCCTCCGAGACGCCCGCCGACTACACCACCTACTGCCTTGCCAACTCCGCCCGATATGTATCCTAAAAACTTTGATGCAGTACTTAATACACCTAAATTTACCAAGATCACTGCCGAAGCTTCGCCTAATAATTTTCTTCGTCGTTCTTGGGCTAGTTGAAATCCTTCTTCAGGCGTAGCATCGCCAAAATTAGTTTCTTTATCACCTGCTAAGAATGCTTGGTATTCATTTTCTAATGCAATTAGTTTTGCATACCATTCACGTAAAAATTCAGCCGTAAATGCAAGATTAAGTGCATTTAGTGCAACAGATGGTAAGCTAGATAACTTGCCAGCGGCTGCTTTCTTAGCAGCTTCTAATGCTTTTTCATATTTTAGCTGTGCTGCTGCACGATCTACTTTATTTCTAGAACTAGCTATTTCAGCATCACGTGTTCTTTTTGCAGCACGAGATCTATCCTTATATTTTTGAGCAGCTTTTTTTGCCAATGTCTTACCGAGACCTTCATCGATAAAATCGTGATTTTCCTTAAGAACGATATCTTGAACTTTCATAGTAATATATTTATTAAAGAAGAACTTACGTTCTTCTGTTCTTCGCTTTCGCTCGAACTTATCTTAGTTCTTATTTCTATCAATGCGGAGCATTTAAATATTATCTAGATTGTGTAGTCACACTTAGCCCTAGCGGGCTAAAAAATGAACATTATCTGAGTTGAGCAGTTCACTTAGCGTTAACACTACAAGCATTTCTGCTAGCTTAGGCGGTTATCCGGTACCTAATCATGTCGTCTTATTACAACGGCGGGTCTGTTCGTATACGCTAACATACGTCCAGCCGTGGGTTCTTCACCCTCTTTTAGCCTTTTTAAATTGTATTAAACAGTAAAACCGGTTGTATGTAGGCATATCCGATCATCGTCCTGTTAAGGATAGTTACTGAGTACTGCTACGGCGCAGAATTTCCGTCCCCCTCCACTCCGAGGGTTGTCTCTAGGCACTTGAAATTAGCCAGTGCAAGCCATTAACCGTTGAGTTGTTTGCCTTTAATATGGGAGCCGTGTACACGGACTTGAATATGTCCGTTGTAGTAATCGTCTGATTCTAATACCCGTCTTGAGAATTGCTCTCTTGCCTCGATATAACTACATTCAGCCTTAGATGTGCAGTAATAAAGTATCTCTCTGTGAAAGTTTTCTGTGCCTAGTTCTAGTACGTCTTTGTTTAATTGGTCGTTTGAGCCATAGTATTCACGCCAGTCGGATTCAATTTTGCCTCGAATCTTTTTGCGCTTCTTGTTGCCATTTTTAAGTTTTACTGTTTTATAAGTAGTTTTGCTAAACTTTGCTAGTTTTTTGCCTATATATTTGCGACCAGTGATGTTATTAGTAATAATGTAAACGAATCCTATAATCTCTTCAGGAATTTCTTCTACTAGTTTATTTTGATAATACCATGACATGCACTTAATTAGTGTCGCTGCCTTGCTCTGCCTGTCTTTTTTGGTTTTCTCTATATTTCGGACTTTTAATTTTCGGTTTCTTTACTCTAACATCTTGTATTTCTTTGCGCCTCTCTGTTGCCAAGTGCCTCATATCGCTTAATGCCTTACGAACACGCATGCCTGCTGCGTGAGTTTCGGTAGATTCCCATTCTTGGTTTAATCTAAAGTACTCTCGAAACAAGTCCATCAGGCGATCGTGTGCTGTTTTTATCATTCTGTTATTTCCAAATCATTACTATAGCTAGTAAATCCGTTTTCTTTAATAACTTTAAGAACATTGTTTACTCGTCCGATTAATTCATCTTTATGACTAATAAGGAAAATGTTCTTTTTACGTTCTCGACCCATCTTTTTTAGAATACCTAATGCATTTTCAACACCGCTAGCATCTAGCCCGTTGTCAATTAACTCATCAATAAACAGTAAATTAATGCTCTGGTATAAACTTTCCCATACATCACGGAACGCCCAAGATAAACCTAATATCAGTCGATTGCGTTCGCCTCGCGACAAGTTGTCGAAATCTAAATCTTGACCTAGTTGAGTAATTTCTACAGTCAAGTCATTTTGAAAAACAACGGTATGAGGTAATCCCATTTTATCAAGATAGAAAGTCAATCGGTTATTTAGATACGCTAAGTTCTGATCAATAATCTTCTTACGAATAAAACTATCTTTACTTGTTAACAGTTTTAATAAGAATTCTTGATGATCTTTTAATGTAGTTAACGCATTAATGTTATCCCAGCTGATTTGTTGAATAGCAGTATTTCTAAGCTCGTCAATTTGTTCTTGGTACGGATCAACTTCTTGTTGTCTAACTGCTAATGCACTTTCTAAACTTGCTAAATTATTTTGATGTTTTAGTGCTTCGGTAATAGTATCATAATATGTATTAGGTCTACCATTAATGTCCCCGATCACAGCAAGTTCGTCTATAACTTTAGCATAGTCTTCTGCAATTTTAGACATATATTTTTCAGCTTCGTCTAAATTAGTTTTTGCAGTAGCCAACATTTCTTCATGTTTGTGAGTATGTAATTCTTGTTCACATGCATGGCACCGATTGTTTGCTAGGCTTTCTAATTCTTTTTCATATTTTGTTTTTGCTTTGTCTGCCTGAATAACCGCAGTCTCTAATGTTGCCTTTTCTTTTGTTAAAGATTTAATTTTTGCACTTAGTTCATCGTACATTTTTACCTTAGCATGAATATCAATTTCTTTTTCAATATCCACACTTTGTAATTCTACAATAGAAGTTGCAATTTTTTCACAATCTATTTTTTGTTGACTAGTCCATACAGTTTGCTTAGTAATTAAACTATCAATACTTTGTTGTATTTTGTCGTTAGATTTTTTTGCTGCCTCGATATCAGCATTTTCTTGAGTTATTTTCTCTTTAACTTGTCTAATCTGTTCTTTTAAGGCTTCTGATTTTTCACTTAATAACGTAATTCCTAGAAGCTGTTCGATTATTTCTCGTTGCTCATTTGCTTTAGTTGAAAGAAACGGCGGCGTATAAGTGTTTAATGCAATAATATTCTGAAACATTTGATGACTCATACCAAGTATACTGTCGATATCTTTCTGAGTCTCTCGCATATCTCCTTGGCTATCATCAGCTTCTTCAGTACTCTGCTCTAGATCATCTACAAAAAACTTCATGATTGACGGTTTTCTACCTCGTTCAATACGATAGTCCTTGCCGTCTTTTGCAAAATGCAACGTAACTAACATGTTCTTATTATTGATCTTATTAATAAGATTATCTTTTTTAATGCTAGTAAGGGCTTGTCCAAATAACGCATAGCTCAATGCATTTACAATAGTAGTTTTACCTGTACCGTTGCGTGAGCCACTGTCATCGCCCCCTTGATCTAAATTTTCACCTAGTACAAGAGTTAAGTTTTCTTTGCCAAAATCTACTGCTTGAGTTTGGTTCCCAACACTCATGAAGTTTTTAACAGTTAATTGTTTAATTGTAATCATAAATTATTGTAAATGCTTAACAATACATTTTTGTCATAAGTGTCGCTGTCAATACTAACCAACTGATTGGTAACAATCTGATCAATACTTTCAAATGCTTGAATATCGATGTCTGTGTTGATTTCTACTTCTTTCTTTTCTGGGATAAGTGTTAGTTCACGGATGTTATAATCTGCAATGAACTTTTCTTTAATGAAACTAGCTTCTTCGTAACTGATATCAATATCTAATGATACTCGCAAATGCATTTTAGACGATAATAACAAATCTGCATCGTCAATTAGTTGGCTTAATTTAACTGTTCTAAATTTCGGACAGTCATCCCAATTTAGATATTTGGGCTGCTCTCCCCAACTTAATATCATCATGCCACGATCGTCATCCCATGCATCGGCATAATTGTGCGGAAATGCATTACCGATATAATGCATATTTTTTTTACTTTGCCGTTTATGAAAGTGCCCACTAAAGCCTAACTCATAACCCCCGAACGAATCCAGTTGAATCTCGCCGTGATCGGGCATCTGCACCATAGCATTCATAAAAAAGTTAGGCAGTTCAAAGTGACCAAATATATACTTGCCGCCCTTCTTACCTATCTTCTTCCATTCGTCACCGACTAACCAAGGACACAACGTAACATCGCCGATAGTAGTGGGCTCGTGTACTACAGTAATACCTGGAATATACTTGCCAAATTCTACAGAATGGATATCACGTTTATCTTTGTAATACAAATCGTGATTGCCAGGAAAAAAGAAAAACTGATCAAAGGCCTTGCCCAGCTTTTCAAGTGCGCGAAGACTGAAATCCATGGTAGTAATGTTAAGACTATTACGATTATGATGCCAGTCTCCAAGAAAGATTCCTGTATCACAACCTTCTTCCTTTGCTTTAGCAATGTACCAATCCACAAATTCTTCACAATCTTGATTGTGAGTTTGGCTATTAGATTTTAAACCAAAGTGTATGTCTGTAAAACACGCAGCTTTTTTAAAAAGATTACTCAAAATTCAACCTCCGTTCTGCTATTGTAACAGTATTACGTTTAAAAATCAATCGTCAGTACCTTCAAACCGTTTCATAGCATTTTCGTAATCCCCTTGCCCGGTTCTTGTGTAACTAGGATTCATGCCATTCATTTCTAATAGATCATCTCGAATGTTTTGGTTGCGTTTTTCTAAATTAATAATTCTTACAAAGCTGTTTGTCACTGCGGCAGTAAAATATGCAAACGGATTGTCAGACTTACTTTCGTCAAACTGCAAACCGATTTGCGTAAGTTGAAGAATAGCTTGTCCTTTCATTTCGTCGTTATAGGTATAACCACGGACGTTACCACGGGTAGCATAACGTTCGCACAACTTGATATACATTTTTGCAAGTGTATTTGTTATTTGCCCGTGCTCTTTAGAAAAGTGCCCCTTTTCTAAACTACCACGCCAATGACTTTTACCGACGCACTCTAAAATATCGTTGTCGTTGAATTTCCAATGTTGGAATGGCGGAAAGTTTACTTTATCTCGTCCATCGGCAATAGTTTTTGGATTCTTTTTACGGGTAGCATTAAGCGGAATATGGTCGAAAGTCATAATTCTAAAAACTAAATCTGTTTTTGGAATTTTTTTGTAATCAACCTCGCAATCGGCTTGTTTAACTTTTTCGCCAGCTTGTTTTCGCTGATCATACGCAATTAATGTGAGTCTTTTGGCTCTTGCACGTTTAGCTTCGGCTATTGTTCTTATATTGATTTTTTCAACACTAGGTAAAATTAAATCATACCGATGATATATCGGATCTGTAAATGTGCAAAAACTATTTTTACTTTTGTGTATTTCTTCTAATAGATCTTTATTGTTTAAATAATTTACTTTCATATATCTTCCAAGGATGTACTATTATAATATATGTACATTATTTTGTCAACTAAATAATAGATAAAAAGGAGAGATTGATGCCATTATTTGATGTTGGGCCGGGTCTTAATTCAGTTATTGGTGCTGCGTCTAGTGCGTTAAATGTAGCCAGTAATCTTGCTGGTGCGCTTAATAATTTATCTAACCCAGCAGCCCTTATCTCTAAATTACGAAGCATAAACTTACCGGCCGGTGGTATGCCTTCGAACACCGCAGCTAATGCACAAGCCCAATTTGGATCTGCTGACGTTAGTAACGACTGGCGTGTAAGATTGTCAATTCCTTCTGCATTTACAAGCAGTCCAGTTTTACAACCGTTAGTTCAAGCAGGAAATGTTTTAATATTTCCGTACACTCCTACAATTCAAATATCTAGTAGTGCTAGTTATGAAGACCAGGCAATAACTCACCAGAATTATGCATATACATTTTATCAAAATAGTCGTGCTGATCAATTCACCATTAATGGAGCATTCCATGTCGAAGATGGATATCAAGCATTGTATTGGATTGCAGCAGTACACTTTTTAAGAAGTGCTACAAAAATGTTTACTGGTGAAGGAGACCTACAAGGCAATCCTCCACCTATTTTAAAATTAAATGCATATGGCGATTATGTGTTTAAAAATGTACCAGTAGTTGTTAAAAGCTTCACGGTTGAGTTACCAAGCGATGTGCATTATATTAATACAAGTGTTTCTTCTGCCCCAACTTTTGGGTCAGGAAGCTCTGCCGGACCTTTAGCAAACTTATCAAACTTAGCAGGCGCTACTTCAGGCCTTGCAGGCCTTGCAGGCGCATTAGGTGCTAACAAAGTAGCAGGCGCATTAGGAACTATCGGAGCAATTGGCGGCGCAGTAGCGGGCGTGTCTAAATTACTTAGCGGCCCTTCAAATTTATTAGGCGGCGGCTCGTTTGGCACAGCCGGAAATACATGGGTCCCAGTTAAGAGTACTATCTCAGTTACCTTACAACCAATTTTCAGTAGAGAAAATATGAAGCAGTTTAGTTTACAAAAATTTGTAAACGGCGGATATGTTACTGGAGGTTACATTTAATGGCAACGTATAGCAATACCAGTCCTTGGTTTACAACCGGCTCAGTACAAAATTATCTTAGCGTATTGTCTATTAGGCCAGTTGCAGCTGAAGCAGACGACTACCTTTATTCAATAGAGCCGCAGTATACTCATAGACCAGATTTACTTTCTTATGACTTGTATGGAACTTCTAAATTATGGTGGGTTTTTATTCAACGCAATTTAGATATTTTGCAAGATCCTATCTATGATTTTATTCCTGGAAAACAAATTTATATTCCTAAACGTACCGGCCTCTTTAAAGTATTAGGGATCTAATATGCCTTCTTTTGATATTTCTGGCGCAGCAACTACACTGTCTAAAACTATTAACAAAACGCTAACTGATACAGGTATAGCAAAAGGGTTAAGTTCAGTTAGTTCTGCAATAAATTCAGCTAAGGATTCAATTGCATCTGGTTTAGGAATTAACATTAGCAGTATTACTAGTGCTATTCCCGGAGCTGCTGAAATACAAACTGCATTAGATCAAGCAAGAAAAAATATAAACAATCTTGGAAACTTAGCGTTAAATGCTGCCGCTGCAACTACACAAGTTCCGTCTGGTATTTCTGGTCCTGTTCCTAATATATTGCATAGCTATACTTCGTTCAACTACATTTTTACTTTAAGTGTAATGGATGATGCACAAATTAATTTTCCAAACGAAACATATCGTAAAGGTATGTTAGGCCCATTAATTTTAAAAAGTGGTAGCGGCAATCCATCTGATAGAGTAAGAACACCATATGCAACTGCTGCGAATCCTGCAGGTACGTTTGATTTTTATATCGAAGGTCTGCAAATTAACAGTAGTGTAGGTTTTGAAAAATCCACCGGCAACACAAATGCAACAGGATTTAGATTTAAAGTTATTGAGCCTTACTCTATGGGGTTGTTCTTTGAAGTATTGCAATCATCAGCTAAGATTGCAGGTCATAGAAATTATCTTGACATGCCGTTGTTATTAACAATTGAATTTAAAGGTCATATTGACGCAGATTTACAAAATGTTCAGATAGATAAAACAACAAAATATTTTCCTATTCGCTTGCGACAGCTTGGAATTAAAGTAAGCGGAAAAGGTAGCGAGTATGATGTTGATGCATACCCGTTAAATGAAAAAGCATTAACATCAATTTATAGTCAATTGAAAACTGATGTATCTATATCAGGCAAAACTGTTGTTGAAATGTTACAAACAGGTGAAAAAAGTTTACAACGTGTATTAAACGATCGATTGAATGAAGCTGTTAAAAGAAAAGATGTTAATGTCGCAGACCAAATACTAATTAGTTTTCCAAAAGATTTAAAGACAGGCGATTACTCCGGTAGTCCTAACGATGATTCAGCAAACCCGTTAGGCGCAACAATTTTTCCTGCTAGTGCAGGTGCTGACTTTGATTTATTTAAAAAATTAGGTGTAACAACTAGCAGCATTAATAAAACTCAAGTGCAAGAAGAAGGTACAGTTAATGACATAGGTGCAAGCACAATGGGGTTTAGTTTATTCAACGACGGCGGTACTCCATTTGCAAAAGATAATTTTGCGTACGATCAAGCCACAGGCACATATAAACGCGGCGACATTTCTATCAATCCGTCAGAAGGCGAGTTTAAATTTGCACAAGGTAGTGATGTAATTAATGCAATAAATCAAGTAATCTTAATGAGTGAGTATGGCCGAACAGCGCTTTCACAAATAAGTGATTCTGGAAGCATCCAATGGTGGCGTGTTGAAACACAATTATTTTACGTGCCGACTGATGAGAACTTAGCTAAAACGGGTGTGAAACCTAAATTAATAGTTTATAGAGTTGTGCCGTATGCAGTTGATGCAAGTGTATTTTTACCTCCTAATACCCCAAAACCAGGAACTGAAAAAGCTAAACAAGAAGTAGTTAAAGAATATAATTTTATATACACTGGGCAGAACGTAGATGTTATTGATTGGGACATCGAATTTAAAAGCGGCTTCTATACAGCAATGATGGCTGATGGTGGTAAGAATAACGGCGATACGAAAATTGCAGAACAATCAAGCGGTGCAGGTGTAGAAGGTAATGTAGGAGTACAAGGTGATCCTCCAGGCCAAGCCCCTAAAGATGATTCAATCCCTACGTCTGTTATTAAAGATGGAGTTGCTACAAGCACAGCATATAAAGGCGGCGGTGGGTTTGATGATGCAGCAAGTTTAGCAGCTCGACAATTCCATGATGCATTAACATCTGGTGTTGACATGATTAATCTAAATTTAACAATCTTAGGAGATCCGTATTATCTAGCAGACAGTGGTATGGGAAATTATACAGCAGTAGCAACAGATAATAAACATATGACTGCTGACGGTTCTATGAATTATCAGAATGGAGAAGTTTTAGTAAATTGCAATTTTAGAACTCCTCTGGATGCAAATACCGAAACAGGGTTATATGATTTTAGAAGTAAAGAAGTTAAACAATTTACTGGACTTTATAAAGTAATATCCGTCGACAGCAACTTCAACAGAGGAAAGTTCACCCAAGTTTTAAAAATGGTTAGATTAAAAGGTCAAGAAATTAAATCAACAGCACCTGTACAATTAGCTTCAACACCTGGACAAACAGCTTCGGATTCTAATATTCAAGTATTCGATGACGGGTCTAGTATACAAACATTTGAAGACGGATCTACATTAGTAACAGACTCTGAAGGTAACGTTACTGCGACACGATCACCTGCAGAAATTCAAGCAAGTGCAGACCTTGCAGGTTTTGAAGGATAATTATGGCAGAAGAAACAAGACCGTCCGGTAGTACAGAAAAATCTAGTCCTGGCCCTTACCTTGCTAAAATTGTTAGCCACCTAGATCCGACATACATGGGAACACTAGAAGTACAACTACTTCATGAAGTAGGTAACGACGATGCTAGATCCGGGCAATTGCACCAAGTAAAGTATCTAAGTCCTTTCGCTGGACAAACTAGTATTGACTATGTTGGCGACGAAGATGATTACGATAATACACAAAAAAGTTACGGATTTTGGATGATACCGCCCGATGTTGGTAGTATTGTAATGGTGGTATTTGTAGACGGTGACCCTAGAAAAGGATATTGGATCGGATGTGCTCAAGATAAGTCGATGAATTTTATGACACCTGGAAATGCGTCATCGTCATTTAACATAGATGGGTTAGAAGAACGAGTACCAGTTGCTGAATATAACAAAATAACCCAAGCTAACACTGCTGATCCTACAACTATACCAAAACCTCCAACTCCGTTTCAGGAAGTGTTAAACACTCAAGGTTTATTAAAAGATGACATTCGCGGAATAACTACCTCTAGTGCAAGACGAGAAGTTCCTAGTGCAGTGTTTGGAGTTAGCACTCCGGGGCCGGTAGATAAACGTTCTGGTGCAAAGCAAGGCCGACAAGGCAAAGCTGAACATAAAGTTGTTGGCGCTTTCGTTAGTCGACTAGGCGGCAGCACTCTTGTTATGGACGACGGTGATGATAAATTCTTAAGAAGAACATCTGCATCCGAAGGGCCTCCCGACTATGCAGCAGTTGAACAAGATGAAACTGACGGACTGCCAGATATTCCGCACAACGAGCTTATTCGACTTAGGACTAGAACAGGCCACCAGATTTTACTACACAATAGTGAAGATTTGATTTATATCGGTAACAGCAAAGGGACTGCCTGGATTGAATTAACAAGTGACGGAAAGATGGACGTCTATTGCGAAGATAGTATTAGTTTTAGAACAAAGCAAGATTTTAATTTTTATGCAGACCGAGATTTTAATATCGAAGTAGGAAGAAATTTTAATTTAAAAGTTGGAGAAAGACACCAAACTGAAGTAGGCACTGACAAAATTGTAATTGTTGATGCTAATAATTTTATTAAAGTCTTTGGAACACACGACGAAACAATTGCCGGCGCCACAAAAATTAATCTCGAAGCAACACTAGATATAAATGCTGCTGAACAAACAAATCTTACTGTTGGTGGCGGATTTGATTTAAACACATCGGGGGCTAATAAATTAACCAGTGGCGGAAATATGGAAATTGCAGCAGCAAATACTACAATTTCTGGCGGAAATATTAACTTAAACGGTCCAGCAGCAGCTACCGCCGAATCCGCAGCTACAGCAACTCTGCCAGAGTCCTTGTCGACTTTTGCAAATCCGGACGAAACTGAAAACACTATTGACAGTATAATGCTTCGAATACCAAGTCATGAACCATGGCCGCATCACGAAAATTTAAACCCAACTGATTTTAAACCTGAAATGACAGATAGAGAAGCGGGAAGCGATATCCCAGTACCTGATGTGTGGAAAACTTATAGCACGATAACTGATACGTTTGCTAAAATTAAGGCATCTGAAGGGGAGTAAATACTAACATGAGCGCAAATCAACGTCTTTACGATAAAGTAGTTCTTAAAGGACCTCCTTTAAATTCTACTAATCTTCCGGGTACAAAAACATATAAGGGTTTTAGTACAGTTAGTAGCGACACTAAAACTTTTTCACTTTACGATTTAGCACTTATTAAACAAGATTTAATAAATCATTTTCATATCCGTCAAGGCGAACGCCTAGAAAATCCAACGTTTGGCACTATTATTTGGGATATTTTGTTTGAACCATTAACTGAAGAAATAAAACAAATCGTTATAAAAAACGTAGAAGATATTATTAATTACGATCCTAGGGTTACTGCTAAACAAGTTATTGTTACAACCTACGAGTCTGGTATACAGATAGAATGTGAACTAACATATTTGCCATACAACATTCAAGAAGCTATAAAATTTAGATTTGATCAAGCAAACGGATTGTTAGCTAATTAACATAGCACATAATTATTTCCGATAAATATCTGTATATAGGACGCAGATATGTCAGCAACTGATAGACAAAATAGACTTTTAGTAGCAGAAGACTGGAAACGAATATACCAGAGCTTCCGCAATGCCAATTTTCAGAGCTATGACTTTGAAAATTTACGTCGCGTGATGATTAACTACATCCGCGAAAATTACCCTGAAGACTTCAACGATTACACAGAATCCAGTGAATATTTGGCACTAATTGATCTAATCGCTTTCTTAGGGCAGAGTATTAGTTTTAGAATTGATTTAAATGCTCGAGAAAACTTCTTAGAGTTAGCAGAGCGCAGAGAAAGTGTATTACGACTAGCTCGATTATTAAGCTATAAGCCAAAAAGAAACGTATCTGCCAGCGGTCTTTTAAAATTCGTGTCTGTGTCTACAACTCAATCAACATATGATAGCAACGGCAGAAATTTAGCAAATCAAGTTATAAACTGGAATGACCCTGCAAATAATAATTGGCACGATCAGTTCATTAAAGTATTAAATTCAGGATTACCTGCGTCACGTCAATATGGAAATCCCGACGACAAAGGTGTTGTATACGGAATTCCAACAGAAAAATACAGGTTTCAGAGCGCTAACACAGATGTTCCTGTGTATTCTTTTACTAAAACTATTGATGGTAGAAGTATGGGGTTTGAAGTAGTATCAACTACTTTCAGCAATGATAACGTAATATACGAAGAACCTCCTAGTCTTGGTAATAGATTAGCATTTATATATAGAGACGACGGCAAAGGTAATGGTAGCAGTAACACTGGATTCTTCCTGCACTTCAGACAAGGAACACTGAACCAAGGAAGTTTTACATTATCTCAACCTGCTACAGACGAAACAGTTGATATAGATGCTGTTAACATTAACAATTCGGATGTATGGCTTTATAGATTAGATACAAACGGGGTTGAAAACGAATACTGGGCACAAGTTCCTAGCTTCGAAGGTAACAACATAATTTATAATAGCTTAAACAAAAGTATTCGAAATATTTACGGCGTAGTCACTCGTGCAAATGACCGTATTAGCTTAGTGTTCAGTGATGGTGTATTTGGTAATTTACCGCAAGGCACTTTTAGAACTTATTATCGTGTAAGCAACGGGTTAAGTTATACAATTAATCCTAAAGATATTAAAAATATTAGTGTAGATATTCCTTACATTAGTAATGTTGGCCAAGTAGAAACACTTACATTAACTTTAAGTTTACAAAGTTCTGTTAATAATTCTAGTCCATCAGAGTCTAACGACAGTATTAAGACTAGAGCACCTGCTACATACTATACTCAGAATAGAATGATTACTGCGGAAGATTACAACATTAGTCCCCTAAGTACTAGCCAAGAAGTTGTAAAAGTAAAAGCAGTTAATAGAAGCAGTAGCGGAATTAGCAGATACTTTGATTTAGTTGACCCAACTGGAA